CCGAAGCAGAACATCCAGCAGATGGTCCTGTCGGGCCAGATGTCGATGGAGGACGCCCTCAAGCAGCCCGCCTACTGGCAGGCGCAGCCGAAGGCGAACGAATACGGGGCAATGGAGCAGTATTACCAGGGGCTGGCCCAGGACGCGGGCCTGAGCCCGGCCCAGACGCAAGCCGCCGCCTGGGTTGGCGGCGGCCAGCAGACCGGCCTCGCCTCGGACGCCTCGAAGCCCTTCATCGGCTTCGTCGAGGACCGGGCGAACAAGACCGCCGACGTGCGGGGCCTATCGCCCGCCGAGGCGCTGTCTCAGTTCATTCGGGGGAATAAGCCCCTGCTCGGCGTCGGCGCGGCTGGCGCGGCGACTATGCCTCTGTGGCAGCAGTGGCAGCAACAGCAGTCTCAGCCCCAGCCTCAGCCGTGGAGCGGGTATGGCCAGCCGTCTGCATAAGCTCCTCGGCCGCGTAGCGGACGGCGGAAAGCTCCATCCAGTCGTCGAGCGTCATCCGCGCGACCTCCTCGCCGTAGCGCGTGAGGATCACCCAGTTCTTGCCCTGGTCCCAGTCAATTCGCGTCGCGTAAGCCTTCGCCATCGTTGCACCCGGTCCAACTCAATCCCACGATATAGGGAGGTTCTCCCGTGAGCGCCACCCTGATCGACGCCGACTTCGCCCGCGCCGCGAAAGAGTTGGGCGTCGAGGCGGCTGCGATCCGCGCGGTCGCCGAAGTAGAGGCCGCCGGAGCCGGTTTCCTCCCAGACGGGCGACCGGCGGTCCTCTACGAGGCCCACATCTTCCACAAGCACACCAAGGGCAAGCACGCGGGCGCCAAGGATCGGCGCGGCGTCGCGCTCTCTTCGCCGAGCTGGAACAAGGCGCTCTATGGCGCGACCGGCGCGGCCCAGCACGCGCGCTACGAGGACGCGCGCAAGCTCGACCCCGACGCGGCCAACAAGGCCTGCTCATGGGGCACGTTTCAGATCCTCGGCGCGAACCACAAGGCCTGCGGCTTCGACACCTCGCAGGCCTTCGTCGACGCGATGTGGACCGGCGGCGCGGCGGCGCACCTCGACGCCTTCGTCGCCTTCATCAAGGCCGACCCCAAACTCCACAACGCGCTCCGCGCCAAGCAGTGGGCGGCCTTCGCGCGCATCTACAACGGCCCCGGCTACGCGGCGAACGCCTACGACCAGAAGATGGCCAACGCCTATGCGCGCTGGAAGGCGAGGGGCTGATGGCCGACGTCGTCAACCCGCCTCCGATCCCGAAGATCATGGACTATCCGGCGTCCATCGGGCTCATCATCGCGGTCGTCCTGGTGACGGTCTTGCTGGTCGTCGTCAGTCGTTTCGATGCGACCGGCGGCACGCTCACCATCTCGCTCCTCGTCGTGCTGAGTTTTCTCGGCCTCGTCACCTTCTGCGCCTTCTTCACCGTCCCCACTGACGAGATCACTTCAGGCGCGATTGGCGCCTTGATCGCCGCCTTCAGCGCGGTCGTCGTCTACTGGCTCGGCCGCAGGAAGGAGCCCCCATAATGTGCGGTTTTGGCTTGGACCTGATCTTCAAGGTCGCAATCGCTATCATTGTGATCCTGGTCATCCTGGCGCTGATCAGGGCCGCGTTCCCCGATTGGATCACCGGCATCACCAGCGCCCCGTACTGGAACATCATCCAGATCGTGATCGGCGGCGTGGTCGCGATCCTGATCCTCCTGTTCATCTGGCGGCTGGCGGAATGCGCTGGCTTGTTTGGCCGTTACGGCGTCGCGGCGATGGGGTTGGGATGAGATGAGCTTCGACCAAAACGCCTAGACCCACTCGGAGAACTTACGGAAATACCACAGGAACGATAAGTATGAGTGATTTTAGTGATTTCAAAGCGCAGATCGCGGAATGGAGTAACCGGCAAGACTGGCCAGACGCGCTCGTCACCTCGTTCGTGCGCATGGCGGAAAGCAAGTTAAATCAAGAGCTTAGGGTCGCGCTGATGATCCAGATGGACGACGGGATCATCACCTCGCGCTGCGCGCAATTGCCCGGCGACTGGCTGGCGATGGATCTCGTCCGGGTCGAGAACGAATGCGGCGCCGATGGCTTCTTGCCCGCCCGTTACAAGTCCCGCGATGAGTTCTTCACCCAGCGCGACACCCGCACCTGGATGTACTACACGCTGGTCGGCCCGACGATGTACTTCGGCGGCACGCCCGACCCGGTCGACGGCACCGAATACAAGCTCGCCTACTATGGCGAGGTCCCGGTCTTTTCCGACACCCAGCCGAGCTGGATCTACACCAAATATCCCGACCTCTATCTCAACGCGGCGCTGATGCATTCGAAGTTGCACGCAGTCGGCGAGGAGCAGAGCGCGGCGAACTCCAAGCAGCTCGCCGAGGACATGATCCAGAAGCTCAACGCCGCCCACCTCGGCGCGAAGGCGAGCGGCTCGCGCGTCACCCGGCCACGCCATCGGAGTTTCGGATAGTGAACGCGCCGTGGACCCCTGACCCCTGCATGGGCGACGCGAGCTGGAAGGGCCTCACCGTCTGCCGCAGACCTTATAGCGTCGGAGCCTATGGGGCGGGACCGTACGGTCGGTGCGCCATCGTCGGCGGCGGCGTCTGGGGCCAGTCGATGCCGTGCGCGCCGTTCAGCCAGCAGGCGCCGCTCCCGCCTATGCCATGGAGGCGGCGCCGTGGCTGACACGTTCACCGCCAACTACGGCTGGACGAAGCCCGACATCGGGGCCAGCGACGACACCTGGGGCGACAAGTGGAACGTCAACCTCGACGGGATCGACGCCCAGCTCAGGACCGTCGAGGATGGCGTGATCGGGCCTCAAGGGCCGCAAGGCCCCATAGGCCCGCCGGGGGCCACGGGGTCGCCGGGACCGACGGGGCCGCAAGGGTTGCCGGGGCAGACGGGACCGGCAGGTCCGCAAGGCCCGCAAGGCCCGCAAGGACCGGGCGCGGCCTTCCCCGACGCGCCGACGAACAGCATCCGCTACGGCCGCTTCAATTCGATCTGGCAAGCCGATGCGATCCAGACCGACGCGGCTGCGGACGGAGCCGCCTATGGCCGGGTCAACAACGCCTGGGCGACCGTCCTTGCGACCACCGGCGGCACCATCACCGGCAGTCTGACGGTCAACCAAGTCCTGACTGTCCAGGGCAGCAACTCGCTGATCCTCAACGCGCCGGTGACCGGCGGCAGTCAGCGCACCATTCTCGGCATGGCCGCCAACATCGCTCGCTGGGGGCTGACGCTGGGCGACGGGACCGCTGAAGGCGCGAACAACGTTGGGGCAAATTTCTCTCTCGCTGGCTACAGCGTGAGCGGGGCGCTTCTCGGCAATTGGCTGACCATCGCGCGGGCGGACGGCTCGACCGTGTTCAACGGTCCCGTGACGATGACCTATGGGCTTTCGATCAACGGCCTGTTCGCGCTCAACAGCGTCGCCAATTTTTATCTCCCCGGCGGGACGGCCGGTCAGTTCCTGTCGACCAATGGCTCCGGGATCTTGTCCTGGGCGACGCCAGCGGGCGGCGGGGGCGGCATTGCTGAAGCGCCCAACGACGGCACCGCCTACGCGCGCAAGAGCGCCGCCTGGGCGCATCTCACCCACACCGACATCACCGATTGGACAGCGACGCTCGCGCCCTATGCGCTGACGACGGCGGTCCCGGTCGCCTCGACGACAACGCCTTTGGCCGATGGGATTGCGTCGGTCGGAACGAGCGCGGCCTTCGCGCGCGGCGATCACGTCCACCCGCTCCCGCCGCAAGCGATGGGCGACAACAGGCTCATCAACGGCGATATGCGGATCGATCAGCACAACAACGGCGCGAGCGGAACGGCGGTCAATGTCCGTTCAGTTGATTGTTGGTCCTATGGGGCGAGTTTAGCGGGTAAGGGTACATGGGGCCGCAATCTTAATGCTGTCGCTGGGCCGATTGGATTTCCGTACTATCTTGGATTTCAATCATCGTCGGCTTACGCTGTACTTGCTGGTGATTATTTCACTTTTAATCAGGCTATCGAAGCCGACATGGTTAGCGACTTCGCTTGGGGCACGGCGAGCGCACAGCCTGTAACTTTATCGTTCTGGGTTCGCTCCAGCTTGACGGGCACATTCGGCGGGTCAATCCAGAATTACGCGGCCACGCGCTCTTATCCGTTCAGCTTTTCTTTGCCGACCGCGAATACTTGGACGAAGATCACTCTCGTCATCTCCGGCGACACGGCCGGAACATGGGTGATGAGCGGCAACGGCGGTTCGATATATTTGAACTTCGATTTCGGGGTTGGTGCGACTTATAGCGGCCCCGCCAATGCATGGATGGCGGGTAATATCGTTGGTGTAACTGGAGCAGTCAGCGTCGTTGGAACCAATGGCGCGACCTTCTATGTGACCGGCGTCAAGTTGGAGATCGGCTCCGTAGCAACGCCCTACAATCGGCAGTCGCTGGCCAAGAGCATGGCCGATTGCCAGAGGTATTATACGGTTTTCAATAACACACTAATCGCTGGATATAATACAGCAGGAAATCCAGCGTTCGCCGCTCTCCCGATTGCCATGCGGGCGACCCCAACCGCAACTTTCGCGAGCTTTACCTATAACAACGCCAGTACTGCCGCGCTGGACAGCGCCAGTGCCAATATTGTCAATCTTAAAGTCAGCATAACGACGACCGCCCTTGGTTATGGACAGGGCAACGTTGCTTTGAGCGCGGAGCTTTGATCATGACCTACACGCAAGTCTGGGACACTATGCGCAATCAAGTCCACGACGGCATGATCCAGCGCGATTGGGATGGCGCGTTCGTGCCCTTCGATCCCGACAACGTCGATTATCAGGACTATCTGGCGTGGCTCGACGAGGGCAATGCGCCGAACCCCCCGCCCGCGATCCCGACGCCGCCAATCGAAGAGCCGCCGCCGCCCGACATCCACGAAGTCAACGCCCAGGTGCAGGACATCGACGCGCGGCTGACGGACCTCGAAACAAGCCTGGGGAGATAGGCGCGTGGCTGAAACCCTCACCGCCAATTACGGGTGGACGAAGCCTGATCCTGGGGCCAGCGCCAACACCTGGGGCGCGACCCTCAACGCCACCACCGACAAGATCGACAATCAGGTGTTCCAGAACCAGCAGGGGCTGGCGCCGATTGGTTCGGGCGCGTTGTGGTTCACCGCGACGCCGCCCGCAAATTACATCTTTGCCGATGGCGCGTCCCGCTCAACCGCCGCGCCCTTCGACAAGTTGTTCGCGATCTTCGGCACGGCGTTCAATCAGGCTGGCGACGCTGCGGGCACTTTCAGGACGCCCAATCCGGAGCAGTTCTTTCTGTTCGGCGCGGGACCCAGCAACCCAGTGGGGTCAAGCGGCGGCTCGTCCTCCGTCACGCTCGCCACCGCGAACCTGCCGCCGCACGCGCATCCGATTGTCGATGTCGCCCACTCGCACAGCGCGTCTCAAAACGCCCACGCGCACCTCGTCTCGACTGGAAGCCACGCGCATGCCGTCACGACTGGGGCGCACGCCCATAGCGGCGTCGCCGTTGGCCTATCAGGGCCGGGGACAGGCTCCATTGCTGGCGGGGTCGGCGGCGGTAATCTCCAAATGGGCAACACCAGCACGGCTGGCAATCTCGGCGGCAACACCGACACCGCTGGCAACCTTGGCGGCGGCACCGATACGCAACAGCCGGGGGTGACGGTCAACGCCAGCGGCACCGGCCTCTCGACCACCCAGAACGCGGGTTCAGGCGCAGCCTTCAACGTCGTGCCGCCCTTCTTCGCCATCAACATCATCATCAGGTACCAGTAGGTGAGTACGCAGTTCCGCCCGATCCAGATCCCGCCCGGCGTCGTCGCGATGCCGACGAAGAAGATGCAGTCCTCGAATTGGGCTGAGGTCAACTTCATGCGCTGGCGCGAGCAGCAGCTCACGCCGATGGGCGGGCAGGCGCAGTACACCAACGTCGTCGGCGGCGTGGAGAAGTATAAGTTCGCCTCGCGCTGCAAGATGATCCACGGCTGGTTTGGCCTCGATGGCCAGTATCACATCGCCTATCTCTGCGAGGCGCACCTCTACGTCGACACCGGCGGGACGCTGACCGACGTCAGTCCGACGCCCGCCATCACCCCACCGAGCGGACTGGTCGGCGGCTTCGGCGACGGCCTCTATAACACCGACCTCTACGGCACGCCGCGCTCGATCCCCGGCAGCGTCGCCATCACCAAGGTCCCCGACGCCTACTCGCTCGATAATTTCGGCTCGATCCTCTACGCCATGACGAGCGCCGACAGTCGGCTCTTGATGTGGGACCCGGCGGTCGGCGGCCCGGCGGTGGTGCAGCCAGCAGTGAGCGGGCGCGGCCCCGTCCCGCACGGGCGCTGCTTCGTGGTGACGCAAGAGCGTTTCATCCAGATCTTTGGCTCGACCCAGGACGGCACGACCGGCGGCGGGTCCTCGCGCCGGTTCGCGTGGTGCGACCAGGAGAACCCCGGCGCGTGGGACTATGCCTCGGTCACGTCGCAGGCGGGCTTCCTCGACATCGAACCCGCGAGCCCGATCATCGCCGCCATCGAGACGCGCGTCGGCGTGATCTTCTGGACCGGCAAGAAGGTCTACGCCTCGCGCTTCCTGGGGCTCCCTTACGTCTACAACGCGGTCGAATTGGCCGACGGCGCGACGCCGTGGTCGCCGCAGTCGATGGCGACCACCTCGGCGCTGACGCTGTGGATGAGCGAGCAGGGCGTGTTTTCCTACGACGGCACCTCGATCCTGCCGGTGGTGTGCCCGGTGCGGCCCTGGGTCGACGACGACATCGACCCCATCGCAGTGCGCGAATTGTCGTTCGCCGCGCACCTGGGCGAGTTCTCGGAATGGTGGTGGTTCTTCCCCACCTTGAACAGCCCCTTCAACACGCGCGCGATGGTCTACAACTACAAAGAGGGATGGTGGACGCAGTGCCAGCTCTCGCGCTCGGCGGGCATCACCAGCTCGTACACCGCGCACCCGATTTTCGCCGACGACACTGTGGCCTTCCAGCATGAGGTGGGGGCGACTTACGCCAACGCCTCGATGCCGGTCGTGCTGCCGTTCGCCGAGAGTTACGACCTCAACCTCTTATCGGGCGCGCGGCTGATCACGGTCAAGCAGATGATCCCCGACGTCGACGCGGTGGGCGCGAGCGATCCCGTCTCAATCGCCAACGCCATCGGCAGTCTGCGCTACAGCCTGTTCTATCGGATCAGCCGCAGCCTGGGCGACCCTGAGCTTCAGTCGCCGCCTCGGCCGGTGCGCTCCGACGGCTATGTCGACTTCCGCCAGACCGGCCGCGACATCCGCCTGCGTATCGATGTGGCGACGCCGATCATCCAACCCTTCACATTAGGTCAACATTTAGTGGATGCAGTTCCGAGGGGTGATCGCTGATGGCCACCTTCCCGACCGGCCCCGCAGAGCAGCCGCCGCCCAACCTGCCCGACCTGCCCGACGGGCCGCCGCAGCTCGCCAATTATCTGCGCACCTTCGCCCTGTGGTGCCGCAATGGATTCCGCGCCAAGCTCGACGCCAACGCGGCGCTGCCGGGGATCTTGATGCAGGCTTACGACGCGCCTGCAGGCACGGCGCCCAACGTCTATCTGCTCCG